ATACGGAAAATGGAGAAAAAAAGAATCTTACAAAACAAGAAGTGGTGAATATTCTACAAGACCTTCAAAAAAAAAATAAGGAATTAACAGCTGCGTTAGCTGCACAAACACCCATTACTACTAAAAATAGTGAAGGGAAAGAGGTCAGACTATCGTCATCACAAATTGTTAATCTTATTTCAACATTACAGCAACAAGTTTCACAATTAACCAAAGAAAAAGAGGATTTGACTAACCAGATATCAACTACACCAAGAGACGATAAGAAACTGGAGAATAAAATTAAAGACCTTGAAGAAACAATTAGACGTCAAGAAAATGACAACCATACACTCTCGAGCAAAATAAACACTTTAAAAAATACTATTGAAACACATAAACAAGATACACCTCTAATTCCAAAAGTCAGTGTGAGTATTGATTCCGAAGCATAATACAATAAATGCTCAACTATACAAAAACATTCAACTATACAATATACTATACTATTTGTACTTACAATAAATATATTCAAACGATGATTATATTTATTCCAATTATACCATTCAAAAAATATAATTCTATAATACTATTCCAAAATGGGACTGGCATTTTTATTCAAATATCTGTATATGCGGCGTATATCTAATTTATTGATATTATTTTCAATCAGATTTGACTCTATTTCGTTATATATGTCCGGATTATGTTGTTGGAGTTGCCGAATTTCCTGAAAAAAACATAATACATCACTGCGTTCCATATCTAAGATTTGACATAGACCATTTATAAACATATTATTGTTATACTCAGTAGAATATTTTGTCAATACCTTAGTAAATCGTATATCTTCATAATGCTTATATTTGGGTTTAAATGTATCGTGATAAATTTTGTTATTATAAAATGTCTTTAATAGTGATGTCATTTCATTCAGTTGCCATATCTGGTTTTGAAATGTCACTCTATCAATATAATCAGCATAACATATATTATCCAATACTTTATAATAAAATGGAAGTGATTTGCTCAATTTAACATTTTTCAATTTATCCACAATATTTTCGTGCCATAATAAAGCAACAATCGTCCGTTCAGTATCATTCATATATATATTATGATCTTCAATATTTACGCGTTTGTATATTAATTCGTGTGTTATTTTCTTTGCATCATCATTATAATGTTTTTTCTGAAATATTTTTAAAAAATATTCCTCGTTCATTAATTGTGCATTATTTTCATACAACTCTTTGAATTTTTTCATTTTCCGCAAATCTCCTTGTATAAAATCAACCATACACTTTTCCATTTTATCATTCAGGTTCTCGTAATTCTTCATTTCTTTTTTTAAAAAACTCTTTATTTGTTTATTGGATGGACTTTTCAGTTCATATACATTACATATATTCATCAACTCACGTATTTTTTTATCATTAAACGTGTTTCCTATACAAATAATTGGAATATTTGTTTTACTTTCCAACCTTTGTTTCTTTGTCTTTTTTTGTCGTATCAGTTTAATCAATGACGATAACCCACTTTTGTCGTTACTATTCATTCCGTCAATTTCATCCATTATAATTGCTATTTTACTTTCTTTTTTTTTAAACATACTCATAACGTTTTTTGTAGATATATTATCACTATTTAATGATTCCACCAAATGTTTATTACGTGAATCACCCGCGTCGTATTTTATAATATCATAATCTATTTCAGTTAATAATTTTTCTACAAAATGGGTTTTACCACACCCGTGCGGTCCATAGATATATATTCCGCGTTTTTGTACATTTTCCTCACAAATTTTATCAAAATTCAAGACAAACTCCTGGATTTCTTTTTTAATCTTATTACGTTCCCGAGATGACATTTACTATATTAGTATTTATCTTATTATATATATTTTCGCGTTATATATAATATTTTACATATTTACATCACAATCTTACTTTATACTTGTATTATTCTCACTTTGAAAAAGAACTGAAATCTGCTGTTCGTGCTACATAATTACTTGTACTATCAGGTAAAGCACCATAATAATTATAATTCGATACACCACTTTGATATCCAGGCATTTGAGCATTCATTTGGAACTGAGGCTGACCTTGGACAGGATAACCATATGTTGATTGCATAGGATATTGTCCTGTTGTCATTGGGACTTGTGTAGCCGCCGTACCTAATGTAGTTGCACCAGTATATAAATCGCCAATTACTTGCTTTGTTGCTCCATATACATCACCAACAACTTGAGATGTTCCAGAACCAACTTGACCTATAACATTGCCGGTAGCATCAAGTGTTCCTGTAACTACATTTCCTGCTGTATCAAGTGTTCCTGTCACTACATTTCCTGCGGTACCAATAACATTTCCAGCGGCGTCAAGTGTTCCAGTAACAATATTTCCAGTAGAATCAATCGTTTTTGAAATTGCATTTCCGGTGGAATCAATTGTTTGTGAAATTACATTTCCACCACCATTTGTTAATGAAGAACCATCTGTTGTTTTTGTACCTGAACCACCATTACCTCCACAATCACCACATACACCATTGCATCCATTACAACAACTGGGACATGTTGGGCATACAGGAGGAACAACTTCTGTTTTCAAGAAATAATCTTCACCATATACTCCTCCGCTACCAGCAGTATCTAAACCATACATATTTGCAAATAACAATTTGCCACGTTCCAATATTTCAAAGGACTTTTCTAATTCAGATAATCCGCCATTATTTTCACTGGATGTTGTATCTTCTACAGTTTTGTTTTCAAAATATTTTGAACTTGCTACTAAATCTCCACTACTTGCAGAAACTAAAACTTCATTAGTAGTATTATCTATGCTATATGATGAAACAACTTGATTATCATTAATATCAATAATATTATTGTTACCATCTGATCTATATCCATATGTTATACCATTTTTTGTAGTACGTGTAAAATAATCAGTAGTATTATCTATTTTGTATGGTGTGGTTGAAATTACAAAACTATTAGTATTATCTAATTCATTCAATACGTTATTAATTTCTTTATACCCGGTTATAGTATCACCATTGGGAGCAGTTAAGTCTCCATTACTGTCTATATAAAATCCATATGTAGTGGTAGTATTACCACTCGCATCAGTAACAGTTTTTGTATAATAATTAGTGTTATTATCTAATTTATACTCTGTTATATTATTTGTTGATACTGATTTCATTTCAAGAGCACTTATATATACCCCATTACTAACTGGATAATGAATAATAGTATTTCCAACTGACGTATTTGCCACCCAGTATGCAGGATCACTGTCATTTGTTTCTTTAGAATCATACAAACTTGTTTGTAATTGGTCATTAGAGCCATCTGGGTAAATAACCATTATCTTATTAGCATCTATACTTGCAAGTACGTTATTATTTGTTTTATCATATACTACATTATCTGAAATCTTATGTATATCTGTGCCAGATATATTGTTATTAGTAAATGTTACAGTGTTTGGTAGAAAACTATAGTTTGAAATATTATCATATGTATTAGTACCTCCTTTACTAAACAAATAACTGCCTATAATTTTATATGTTTCACCATGAATTATATGTAACATTGTATCGTTATTATTTGATTGTACTACAACATAATATTGAGGAACTATCATTTCTGTTTTGTATACGAAAGTTTGATTTGCTGATGAATCAAATGTAACATTGTTTTCTTTAATTGTTGTTTTACCTGTAGAATCTTTCACTTCTGCGGTAGTAGTATTATTACTACTATCTGTTACATAGTTTATTTTGTAGTTTGTTGCTTTACCATCACTACGGTTTATTATATTTATACCAGTAATTTCGTCTTCAGGAGTATTTTTCGCAACTTCATCATATTCTTTAGAAACTATTTCAATAATATTACCTGTACTTTCATCAAAATATAAACAATCAATTAATTTTACTAATTTTCTTGATTGGTCATAAGGAGCAATTATTATAGGATCTCTCATTGGGAATTTATTACGTTTATATGAACCAAAGCCTTCTTGAGATACATTTGTCTTCATAAAATATGAAAGTGCTAAAACGACTACTATAATAAATAGCATCGCCCAAATTGTAAGTTTGAATGACATTTTCATTATGTATTATACTATATTATTATAAAAAAACGATTGTTAATAAAATATAAAGTTATTTTACTATATTTATATAGTAGCCAGAAATGGGATTAGAATATTATTACGACAATGACCAATATGATTATGAAATCTGTATTGACGAAGTTGGACGGGGATGTATGTTCGGCGATGTAGTTGTAAGTAGCGTTATATTACCTAAACTACACAAAGAATCATTTGATACGAAAAACATTAAAGACAGTAAAAAATTCACAAACAAACAGAAATTATATAGTGAATGTGAAAATATTACAAACAATGTATTTTTTCATCATACAGCAGCATTGTCAAATGACATTATTGACGAAATCAACATTCTACAAGCGGTGATGAAAGGTATGCATCAATGTGCTCTTCGCTGTGTTGAATATATACACAATCACGAAAAGGAGAATTTTAATCCACAGAGGGTTTTATTGGTCATTGATGGCAATTATTTCATCCCATTTGAATACAATGGAGTATATATCCAGCACGTCACAATAAAGCAAGGAGATGGTAAATATATCGGTATTGCGGCGGCAAGTATAATAGCTAAAACAACTCGCGACAAAGACATTATCCAATTATGCCAACGCCATCCATTATTAAATGAGTACTACAATCTTGAAAAAAATGTAGGCTATGGTTCTAAAGCTCATTTGGATGGTATAAATCAATATGGTATTACCCAATGGCATCGCAAGACGTTCGGTTCGTGTAAAGGGAAGCCAATAAACCATATTGGATAATTACAAAGAAGAATGCTGTCGTAATAAATGCTCTAAAATACACATATATCAAGTATTTGTATTGGAAATGTTTCACCATATAATTATTTCTGTATGTATATCCCCGTTTTTTATAATAATCTCGCACACCAATTCCTGAAATAATAACAAGCCCGTCCATTCCCTTCCAAAACGCAATTTGCTCTGCCTTTTTTAATAATTTTTTTCCAAATCCGGAGTGTTGACATTCTGTTGAACTTGCATTTGTAAGTGTATTGAAATGTCCCACATTTTGGACGCTACCATATACGTGAAGTTCGCGAATGAGTGCTTTATTCTTCAATGTGTCTTGATACATTAACTGTGTCATTGTGTCGTTTGTATCCGGAATGCGCAGTCGCAAGAATCCATAAATCGCCTTTTTATCATAGCTTTCAAATGATATAAAGTATTCTGTGCCATTTGATGCCCTATATTCTCTCACAAATAGGCGTGCATCATTATTATCATACTCGGGATGACGCTCTATTTCGCGATAGCGAATGTCCATACTGTACTGTTTTTCGTCATATATTTTATCATTCACAACTTGTCGCATATTACCACATTTGATGCCCCCGGAAATATACGTGTCTGGAATATCGCGAATAACCCGTGGAAGACGTATCCACGGTTTACACGTTGTCATTGCGTATTGTAATACATCCGTCATTAGTGATTTATCTTCTCCATAAGGTTTGTATGAGCCTTCGTTATACCACTTTTCTATTTTCGTCCAGGGAACCACTTCACATGGATATATTTTGATTTGGTCGGGTTGATATTTGTCACTGTTATACACTTGGTCAAACATATATTTATCTTTTTCTGGATTGGAGTATGGAAGATCGGGCATCAAATGCATGTCAATCTTGAAGCAATTGTTTTTACAAATTTCAATGGCTTTTATTGCTTGTTCTACTGTGTGTCCGCGATTAATCTTTTTCAAAATGAAATTGTCTATTTGTTGAAGACCCAACTGAATTCGCGTGACGCCCCAACACAAAAGTGTTTTCAACCACGGAATATTGTCTTCGTCGTTTTCAAGAACCGCATCGGGTCGTGTTTCAATACATATACCAATAATACGACATTTTGCTGTGGTATTCAACTGTATTTCCTCTTCCAGTGTTTTGGGTTCTCGTTTGGGTGAAGAATCAAAATACACATTCACACAATATATAAACTGTATAAAGAACCATTTCAAATAATGTTTGGGATATTCTGTAAATGTTCCACCCTCGATGATGAATTCCAGCTTATCGCATTTATGACCGCACATATATAGCGAGTCAAGTCTATTTTTGGTTTGTTCGTATGGATGAAAATGATTTCGGTTTGCACGTTGGACGGCGGGTTCCTTTGACAAATAACTTCGGGGTTGTGGCGTCCAATTATTGTCTTCGTGTGCTGGCTCATTCGGACAATAAAAGCAATCGTGTTTGCAACTGAAATCTTGTCCGCTTGGTGTGGGAGATGTCAAAATAGTGATTTGGTTAATTCCTGAAATGTCATTTGCTGGTTTCTTTATAAGGAGCAACGGTAATACGTCTATGGGTTCTATCTTGTTTTCTTCTCGGAGTTGCTTATAACGGTATAATAAACTGGCTTTCTTAATTTGGATTTTGTATGGGCGAAGGAACTTTTGCATGACCTTTGGAATTTCATTTCGCAATTTATGGATGATTTCTTTCTCTTTTTTTGAGTCTTTGTATTTGGTGTAACTGTCAATAATCCAGGTTTTCAAATGATGAAGAAGTTGAATGACAATCTCTTCATCACACTCCTTTGTGTCTTGATTATATTTAAGGATAGTGTCTTCGATGTCGTGCATTATGGTAAATGTGGCTGTATATAATTGTATATTATTGTATCACTTGGTTCAATTTTAGTTAGTTCTACCTTCATAATACTCTTTATATATTTCGTGTTCCATAATTGGCGTAAACATAACTTTTTTTATGGTATCTGTGATTTCTTTAAATTCAGATTCATCTATTTTAGTTGTTTCTTCAGTTGTTTCTTCAGTTGTTTCTTCAGGTGTTTCTTCAGTTTTTTCTTCAGTTGTTTCTTCAGGTGTTTCTTCAGTTATGTCTCCTTTTGTACTACACACAATGTTTAAGTTTTTTCTGTTTTTATAATAATTATCTTTATTACAAAAGTATAAAGCAGCGCTCCTAAATATATTCCAGTATTCAACTACTTTAGCTTTTTCAGAATTAATAGTTTTCTCAATGTTTTCTATGAATTTTTTCTTTTTTTCGTCATCTCCTTTATAATTAGTATATTTTTCAACTTTTTTATATAAATCATTCGCGTTATATTTTAATAGTGCTTTAATCACATGATATTTTCTTCTGTGAAAAACACCATATTTAGATATATATCTATTCATATGTGTAAATGCTATTGAACGCAAAACATCAAGTTTGCCATCACTCTTAAACAAATAATATTCGTCTTTATTTACTACTTTCCTCACACCTTCTTGAGGAATGTGTACTAATATATATGATTCATCTGTAATAGATTGTTGTCCGAATAAATTGTTACTAATAACTTTTATTTTAATCTCTTGACCCTTCTTTTTTATTTTATTTTCTTTTGCTAAAGTAATATTATTTAATGACTTAAACACTGATTTATCAATGGAATCACAATCTAAATCTTTTTGGCCGGTCAAGGCACTGATAGTTGCTAATGAAATAGAACCTGTTGTAAACCCTGTTCCGGACACAATAAACACACCAGCTATACTACCTAACACCAGCAGTGTCGCCGGATTAGATACAAGAGCTGTCACCACAGCTAATGATGAAATAATCGCGAGTGTTCCTGATGCAACCATCTTACCTTTACAAATTGTCTCCTTAGTTATACCTCCCTTATTTTTGCGGGTTCTACGCATTTTTTTCGCATTTCCAGATTTTTTACCAGGTCTTTTTCTGGATTTTAATCCATTGGATTTCGAACGTTTCACGCTTTTTGGCATTATATAATATTCAAATATTATAATTTTCTTATCATTATAAGATTCATTTACTGCGTTGTCTTTCTAAATCTGACGAAACAGTTTCATTTATTTCTGATATGGGATCTAAATAAAAATATTTCTTTAATTTTTCAGGATTGAAGTCTCTCATACCACTTAGGGTTGATATATTTCCAGTTCCATATTTATCTCGTTTTTCTTTATGAGACTCAAAATATTCTGGTCCTGTCAATATTGAACCTATATCCATATAAGAATATTCCAAAAACTTTTTTTGGTTCTCAGTATATGATTTACATTTGTCTTTCATAAATGCAAGATCCCAACTACTATTAGGACGTGTAATAATTGTATTTTTTTTAAGTTCACCATTTCTTATTTTTTCTATAATTTGTTCTGTTGTATATATTATTGGAAGTGTGAAACTATTAAATTTATCTATAGTTTTGTCTATCCAATTATTACCTGTTGTAAGCACCAATGAAAATTCTATAAAAGAATTCAGAGATTTATAATTATCTATATTTTTTATAAATTTATTTATATGGTCATCCGTCCATACTTCCCATTTATCACCAGGACTTGATATTTTTTCAAAATCTTCAATCACCTTATCTCTATTGTCATCGTTATATACATCATTCGTATATTTAAAAATACAAAAATATGTTCCATCTGCATTATTTAAGCGACTTTTTTCTTTCGAACCATTCATGTTATACAAAATATCACCAATATTATACCATTCTCCAATAAATCGAATGAACCATTCTATAGCTATTTTTTTATTATTTCTAATTTCTTCTTCCATTTTGTTTAACTTTTGCTTATTACCACCTTTTGTTTGCTTTGGTTTAGATGTGCGTTTTAATGTTTTATTTTTTTTCCTTTTTAATGTTTTATTTTTCCCATTTTTAACTTTTTTGGGTTGTACTTTTTTAGTTTGTCTCATTATATAATAGTTGCATATATTTTATCTTTTCTAATTTTCATTATTTTACTATTATTGTCATTCATACTATATCCAATATAGAACCAGTCATCACAATACACTAAACCTAAACAATATTCAATATCCATATTTTCAAATACAAAATACTCACTGTATAACAAGTTGAACGTGTGGTCCATACGAACAAGAATATGATAATATTTCCGTTTTCCGTTACACATAAATACTTTATGACAAATAAACCACCAATATCCATCTACATATATGCCATTGGTTGAGCCACGCAAATCATTTAAATAATGATTTTTCTCATTTGAAACGTGGTTCTCTACAAATATATAATCATTCTCATTATTACATAGCGTTCCAATTGTAAGTGGTTGCCAAGTATATATAACTTGTATATCCCCATCTTTCTCAAATAAAACCCAATTCTTCTCCACAGTGTTGTTTATCGGACTCACAACGTGATTTCCACACAATGCTCCTTGATTCAAACAGTATTTTCCAATATGTATGCCAATATTTCCATTTTCAAATCCAATATTAGACGAATAATAACACTCTCCATTAGATGATAACAATAAACGCACGTCTTCGTTCCCACAATAGAGTTGATTATCATAAGAATCATCATATGACACATCCATACAATTTGTTGTTGTATTGGTATCAACATTGTAATTCATTAACATATTTTTAGTTGTAATGGGTGGGTTATATTCATAAGAACCGTCATCCCTTATTTTATAATTTACATATCGGATATTGACCTTCATTATTCCATTATGCATAATAAAGGACGGAGAACTTGGATAAAACCCAGGAATTCTGGGACACTTAATATTCTGTACGACGTCGCACTTTTCAGAAAGGATAGAATTATAATATCTATAATTCTCGCATATGTTTTGGTATGTAACTACATCCACCATTGTATTATGCATGAGTTTCCAATATATTCCACTATCGCGCATATTTACATAAAAAGCAAAAATGGAATACTCATAATCCAACTTATACAAATACACATCCTTCTCTAAAAACAGATGACTTTCTAAAGTAATGGAATTCATACATCGTTTTGCCAATAAATAAAAACTATATGCAAGCTCGTGTTGAGAACATATACGATAGTATTTCACAATCTGATACAGGTTCTCTATACGTTTATCAAATACTTCAAAAGCTTTCAACCAATACCACAATGCATTTTTATCATCGTTTTGAGAATCATAACACAATCCAATATAATAGTATGAACACCATACTTCTTGTATCCATCCACCCATATTTATTCGCTGTAAATAGTATTTAATAGCATTGTCAAAATCTCCACAGTCCTTGAAACTGTTTGCCAAGTAAAATACATAACGAGAATTATTTGGTTCGTCGTTTAGTGCTTTTATAAGAAGGTGAATATCTCGCTGGAACTTATTGGTTTTAGAACCACCATCTCCAACGTCTTTAATAAACAACAAATCATCACTAATCGTATGAATATAGAAACTGTTACATAAATCAAAATATTCATGGGTGGCCCCAATATATTTATATTCAGGATTTTTTTTCACAATACGAACATTTTTATAATGACAATTTAGAGAACCTTGATACAAATAACACGCATCGTATTGAATATACAAATTTTGTAATTCTTGTTTAGATAGCGATGTATTGAAAACCATATCAGCGTCTAAAAACAATATGTGGGTAACATTATCCATATGGTGACAAACATAATGATATGCACAATTGCGGTTATATGAAAAATTAACAAATTCTTTATGGATTATACTACCGTTTATGTCACGTGATTTAAAAAAAGAGGTTATAATATCTGTTGTATTGTCAGTTGAACCTGTATCACAAATACAATAACAATCAATGTAATCTACTACACTTTCGAGTAATCGTGTTATAATTTTAGACTCATTTTTCACAATCATATTTAGACATAGCATTTCTGGAATTTCTATATTCTATATTTAATGTATTCTATATATCAATGTATTAATAATTGATTGGAGAACTTTGATTTTTTTTCGCAATATATAATAACTAATGTCATTCACACGTTTCCATGATGATGAAGCCCGAGTAAAAAAACAAATTGAAGAAAGTAGTTTTGTAGGAAGATATATGTTAAATACTCCTGGTCCAGGTTCCCAAATGCCATTTTTAGAAGATAGTCATATCCGATTGCAGAAATGGGGTGCTAATTTGCACAATAATACTGTAAATCTTGAAAGTGATTTAAAGGGATTAAGTCGTACATTAAACCGCGATAATGTAAATTTAAATAATTATGAAGACAATAAGGCGCAAACATATACACGCTCATACACCACAGAACAACCCTTTGTAGAAGAAACACGCTATACTCATCCAGCGTGGATGTATGTAGATATGCAACAAAATCGTTGGGAAAAGCCATTTGTGAATCCCCAATCTTATTTGCAAAAAGATATTAATGTGAATTCAAGTTCTCGCACTTTAGTAAAAGATAATTACACAGGAAAGTAAATAGGTTTTGAAAAATATATAGTTATTTTATATAACTATATATAAATATGGAAGCATTAGTTCCTTTATTCGCATTAGGTTCTTTATATGTCGTAAATAAGAATACAAAAAAGAAAGAAGGGTTCAACACTACCCAATTGCCAAACGTAAATGTTGCCGACAAAAATTACGAAGAAGATTTTCAAGGTAATCAAGAACCCAAAACAGCACAATTATCTACTGTAAATAAATATTCTGGAAGAGCATATACAGACAAATATTTCAATGAATATGGGTTGTCAACCTATAGCAGTAATGACGGTGATTATCAATCCCTTACTGGAGATAAGGTAGGGTCCGACTATTTTCAGCATAATAATATGGTTCCCTATTTTGGCTCCAAATCTCATGCTTTAGTATTAGATGAAAATACTGCTGAATCTATATTAGATAATTATACAGGAGCAGGTTCCCAAGATATTAGTAAAAAAGAACAAGCACCTTTGTTTGAACCCAATGAAAATTATCAATGGGCGCACGGTGCTCCCAACGAAAATGATTTCTATCAATCTCGTGTAAATGCCAGTATGAAAATGGCAAATACATTACCGTTCAAGCAAGAGCAAGTTGCACCCGGTTTAGGACTGGGGTATGGCACTGAAGGTGGAAATGGGTTTAACTCTGGTATGATGGAACGTGATAGCTGGAAGCCCAAAACAGTAGACCAATTACGCACAGACAATAATCCACGTGCGGGTGGAATTTCTACATTAGGATTAGAAGGTCCTGCTGTATCTCATATAAAAAATATTGGAACTGAAGGTAAATTTGAAAAAAATCGCCCTGACCGCCATTATGAAAATGGACCTGACCGTTGGTTTACTACAGGAGGTTTAGAAAAAGGCGAAACAAGTCGTTCTATACAAGTTGACCGTTTTACAAACCGTAAAACAACTGGACGTGAATATAAAGGTACTGCGGGAAACAATAGCGGTGAATATGTACCCGGTCAAGTCCAAAAATCCCGTCACATTGATTTGGGACCCAAGCCTTTCGGTGTTGCGGGTGCCAACAATAAGGCAAACCCAACTACTGGTGATTATGGTATTCAAGGAAAAAATGCTTATCCTAACAACCGTTCTGTAGGTAGCGAAACCAATTATTTTGGTTCTATTGGATACTCTGTAAATGCAGCAGTTGCACCATTAATGGATATGCTTCGTCCTACACGCAAAGAAGATACATCTGAAAATATGCGCCCTTACCAAAACGCATCTACCCACGTTCCGGAAAGTTATGTATATGACCCTGCACAAAAGGCACCTACAACTCATCGTGAAACAATGGAAAAATCAAAATTCCATATGAATATTAATCGCCAACAAAATGGTGATGCGTATATGGTTACAGAGCATCAACAAGCTAATACTACACGTGCCAAAACAGGTGATTTCTTCTATGCTGGTGGTTCCAGTGCTTCGCAAGGAACACAAGAAATGCGTTCATATCAAGCTGAATACAACCAACGCAACAATGATATCAAGAGCTCAACTATTAAAGGACGTATGGTTCCCGGAAATATGAAATTGACAAACCACAATATCAATATGAAACCCGCTGTTCGCGATCAAGCACTCAAAAACGAACGTCCATTGACAGCCACAATGCCATATCAAGCACCTTCAGTAAATACTATTGGTATATCTGCGTCAAATAATAATTCACTCTATGATGGTATTAACAATGACCGCAATGATATGTCTATTATGGATGCGTTGAAAGGTAATCCATACGCTACAGACTATAAAAAAGTATTGTAAATAGGCAAAAGATTCTAATTTTGAAGTTACCATTGCATATGAGATGATGTAATATATGAGAAATAATCTATATATAATAAAAATATAACAGTGTTTTTATTATATTGTCTATGATTTGTCTATGATTTGTCTATAATCATCTATATCTATTCCATATCAGTTGTAAATAGCGTGTTCATATTAGTCGCTTCTATATTGTCATCATTTTGTTTAAACAAATTATATACAATGTCTTCATTTCTGAAACGAATACTGTATTCTTGTTGAATACCATTTCGGCCAATGCGTCCCAGTGCTTGTAATGTCTTTTGTTGTGTCATATTTTCAAGGTCCTTTCCAATTACACCGTGACAGAATTGGTAATTCGTACCATAAATATAATCTGATGATGCAATAATAATGAATAGCAGCTGTTCTTCCGCCATTTCCTTCATAATTTCATTATATTCTTTATGGTCTTGTTCCAATAGCACTCCAATACCCAGTAAAAGCAATGCCTTATAAGTATTATCAATTGTCAAAAGCATAATTCGTTTTACGTGTACTTCAGAAATACGTGGTTGAAATGGCGAACTGGACACTGTACCTACCCATTTTTCTTGATGCTGCGTTGAGTTCGGGATATATACACTATCCAATGACGTAGTTACCACTTGTGATCGTAGTTTATTTACATCATTAATCATTTTTCGTGTTTCATTATCCACGTGTTTCTTATACTTCACTTTGGCATCATCGTCATTTGTGTTCATTTGTTCTTTTCTATCAATCTCACGTTCCAATTCATCAATCTTCTTGGATAAAATGGTATTTGCATTAATCTTTTTCAAAATACTATCAAATTCAGGCACTGGAATATGTGATTGTTGTAAATAGAACGAACCGATTTTCTTGACATCTTCACATAAGTATATAGTAGGTCCATCTGTAAGCGTATGTGCGTCTTCTGTCGTCAATAGAATACCAGTACGCTTACGTGTTGCTGATGTATTCTCCTTGAAAACACTCTGTGTCCGTTTCAATTCATAAGAACTATTGCTTGGTTTTGTTGGTTCATCTGGAAGTGATGTTGTCCGAGTAATATTATACGACTGAAATTTGTATTGTTGTCCTTGTTTCAATCCATTATATACACGTGACCAATGTTCTTCGGAAATATTTTGTAAACACAACAAATAATATTCTTTGATTGAAATCATCGTCACTTTTGAAATATCATTGCCAAAGTATTCATCAATTGTATAGGATGCATCAATATATTGTTGTTCGTGAATATAGTAGATAAAATCCACAATACACTGAAGGTCAAGGTATCGCAACAATGTTTTATGTTTTGACACATAGTCAGCACATCTAATTATATCACAATAATCAGAATACATATTGTGTGGAAGCATACACTTACTGTCTTTTGACAATAATGGTATTGACTTTTTAAAATCATTGCTGTTGATATGATAAATAGTTGTATTACTTCCAAACTTCATGTTGAAATCCATTATAACCGGCATAATTTCTTCTTCTTCCGGCAACGTAGCACACGATAATACCATATTCGGTATAACATTTTCGCTCCAATTCTTATGTATCACTTCGTGTAGTTCGTGACTCGGGTTATCCAATGTAATTGTCGGTTCATCCCAATATGTGATGATATTGGACGTATCGTTGAAGCTTTTCATATAATACATGGAAACCAAATATGATCGCACATCGCAAATTATAATCTCCACATTTTGACCCTCACTATTATCCACCTTGTATATACCACCACTTTTATAATTTTTAGTATACTCCTTAGCCGCAAAGTAATGAAGGCGGATGTCATTAGCACTTTCGCATCCAAACGCAAATGCAATTTTCTTACCCAATGAAATAGCGGATTTGGCAAGAGCAAGACCAATATGACGTGCTACACATACAAAGATGATGCGATATGTGTTAGATAAACCAATGGGTGTCATCGTTTTACCCGTTCCTGTAGGTGCTGAATACAAAACCAGTTTGGGAGATCTATTGTTTTTGAATATACTATAAATCTGCTTTTGATGACTATACAATGTTTTGTCGGAATACTTCATCAAATATTCGTTCTTCTCTATAAACAATGGAGCATTCTTCAAAATGTCGTGACTATTCACATTCTGTGATGCATAATCAATAACCAACCCAGCAAACGAATGAACATATGTATTGATATTTACAATGGATGATTTTCTAATGTGTATCAGTGTATATAAATATGATACATAATTCGTCTTTCCTTTTGAAATATACTTCATAATATTAAGACATAGTTCTATCAATATAAACTCAAATATTTTTTTTTCATTCTTTTGTATCGTCTCGTCAAAA